TTTTCATTTCGATGAATCTTTAGATCGTTGGGTGGGAGCTCTCAGTTTAGATACAATTTTGGAGTCTCCTAGATGGTCTCGTCGCGGTCCTTATTTTATGGATATTGTGATGGGCCATATTAGAGAATTCTATAGGGAGTTATCCCTACACCCTTATGATGTTTTTCTTAAATATGCTCCAGCGATGGATAAATATTTGAAAAACTATCCTATACGTGGTTTAGAAGTTAATTTTGACTATTTAACTAATAGACTCAATACGCTAAGTGAAGATGGAGATAAATCCATTGCTCACTTAGTATTTGAAGAGGAAGATAATTCCTTTCAAGAAATTGTAGCTTTAGCTCCATATGCGAGTTTACAAGCTGCCGGTGACGAACACCATGAGTTTCCTTGCGATGCTTCTCTTACGATTGAAATCGAACGTAATGATCAAAGAGATTCCGTGGGAAACAATAACCCTGGCTTTATAGCTGACCGTCGCAGAATGGGTGGGGTAGTTCCCAATAATCAGTGGCAACGTTCGTACGAAGCAAGGTTCGGGTCGGCCTTACTTCTAAATATTGGACCAGCAAAAACCGGCCACGTGGGCCAAAAACACAATTATACTTTTCCATATGCTTCTTTGCAAGCTAGTGGACGTTTTGAAGTTGATAGTATGGCTCAAGCTTTAGCAACAGATGAGACCGTAGCTACAACGCACTTTTACAATGATGCTATTGTTGTAGAAGACAATATCAATAATTCGATATCGGATTATATGTCACTTGACATTACCCCTGGTGTTGATATTGGTATGGACTTGAAGAATTTTCTAGCTAGACCTAGGAAATACACACTCGGCCAATCTTCGTTTACAAATGCAGATGTGGCTTCAACATTCGATACTATCATCGTTCCTTTTAACGTTTTTGATAACGTACAAATTGGAAATAAACTTAAGGGTTTTCATGGTATCAGATACACAACAGTTTTTACTCTAGTTGTTAACGCTAATAAATTTCAACAAGGGAGGTATATGCTAGCTGCTGTACCTTTAGGTGGAATTAGGAAAAATGTTAATAACGGTGATGCATGGATCAATGCTCACTGGTGTACTGCTACACAGCGCACACAATTACCTAGGGTGGAAATTGATTTATCTTGTGATACCACTGCCGTATTGCGCTTACCTTATAACAGTGCTTTGGATTATTATCCACTTACAGCACAAGCGGATGTTAATTACTATGGAACTTCTTATGTTGTGAGAATATTTCCTTATGAGAAAATATCTAGTGGAACTGGTAGTAATGATGCTTCCTTTTCTCTCTGGGTTCACTTTGAAGACGTTGAATTGATTTCTGCCGCTGTACCAGCCGCTGGTTTGCAAGCTGGAAAGGATAATACTAAGGCAGAAGCTGATTCACAAGATGCTGGACCTATTAGTAGTACTGCTTTGAAGATTTCAAAAGCTGCTAAGTTTCTGACACCTTTACCAGTGGTTGGGTCTTATGCTGCCGGTGCTTCTTGGATAGCTGAGATAGTTGGTAATGCTGCAAAAGTTTTTGGATGGAGTGCACCACCTGATTCTACTAAGAATACACGTGTGATGCATTCAACATCTACTTTTACCAACAATATTGATAAGATTGATCCTGCAGTAATACTTGCTTTAGCTACTAACAATAAAGTTGTTCCCACCACAGCTGGAAGAATGAGCAATAAAGATGAACTTATGATTTCGGATATTGCTGGAAGATTTGCTTTCAGACACAGAATTACTTGGGCAACAACTAATAATGAGGGAGATGAATTGTTGAATGATAGTGTCTCTCCAGTTGGTAGTGTTAGTACATTTAATGGTACGGGTGGAGCTAGTTCTCAAACTGTTTACAATAGATGTCCAGTGCAATGGGTTGCCTCAAATTTCGCTTATTGGAGGGGTACCATTGTATATAAATTTAAAATTGTTAAAACTGAATACCATTCTGGTAGATTAGCTTTAGCTTTCACTCCAAATTCGGCGAGAACTGCCACTACTGGTTTAACCTATGCCAATAGTGATTACACTTACCGTGAGATAATTGATATTAGAGAAAGTAATGAATTTACTTTCGCTATTCCTTTTATCTCACACACACCATACAAAACTACAGGTATTGATACCAGCCAAGATGTTTATACGGGAACATTGAAGCTTTTTGTATTGGATAGGTTGAAAGCACCTGATACTGTGAACTCGACTATCGTCTTACTTTGTGAGATAGCTGGTGGTCCAGATTTTGAAGTTCAGGTGCCCCGTATGGAAAATCTCACTCCTGCATATGATGTGACTTTACAAGGTATGTGTGATGAACCGCCAAAACCAATCGGTTCATCCACTGAAGGAAAATTTCAACTAGTAACTTCTGCTAATTGTTTCGGAGAGAGGATATTAAATTTTCGACAACTGCTTAAAAGAACGAATTGGATGCCCATTTATGGAAATCCGGATCAAACAATCGAGGCGTATTACAATGTTCTTCCGTTTGCTTATCCTTTTATTCGTACTCAGGATGACGGTTCCGGTAATGTAAATTATTGGCCGCCTCAACCTGGTGATCTTTATACAGCATTGTCGTCTATGTTCCTTTATAGTAAAGGTTCAGTCAATATTAAACTTATTCAAGGTATTGCCTCAACTGATGAAGATGTCATTGGTGTAGTAGGTTCTTTAATACCATTAAATACTGATCAAACAACAAGATTGGTGAGTTCGTTTAATACTTCATTCTTTGGTACAGCGTATAGTACGCAGGTAGCTGAGATGAAGTTCCAATATGGTAGGCAACTACTTAGAGAAAATGGAATTGCTGAATTTTTGGTGCCTAATTACCATTTTTTGAGTAAAACACCAAACGCTGATCAGATGATAAGATTCAACGCTGCATCAGGAGTTCACTATCAAGGAGCAGGTTGTTTAGCTCGTAGATATGGTCTCAATGTCACATATGACACGGATACATCTGGGGTCTTTTCATCGCGTTTGTTGATGGGAAGATCTGGGGGCGATGATCTAGATTTCTTTGACTTTGTTTCCATTCCACCGATGATGTGGAATCAATGGAACACAAAGACTGCTAGAAATCTTCCTATTTAAGCAACACTATCCTCTTGACGAGAGGTTAAACAGTTAAACTCCACTGGTTTTCCCTTTACTTGGAGTTATTGTTATATAGGGTGGGAACTTGAGACTCTAATAACGATACGAAACGTGCGCGTCTGCACGAGTTCATTTATAATTATTGGGCCTGAATCTAGCCCCGACATGGCTAAGGATGTCGCTAATTAAGGAATAGTGGGTATTGCACCCACTATTCGCTTATTTTCTTATTTGCA